GAGACGGCCATGCAGCCTGGGCTTGCGCTTACGTGGACGGGTCCGGTTTATTGCGAGAGCACGGATGTTGCGTTCCAGGGGGCTATCCCGTCTGTTGACATCAGTCTCGCCTCGTGGCCCACTTATGGGTGGATCACATCGTATACCACCACCGGGTTGTACCGCACGTCTCTGAACTGTGCATCAATCTCCACGAACCCAGATTGCACGGTAGCGGTGTTGCTTACCAGGCTGACTGGTCCTTATTGGACTGTGTCTACAAGCCCAACGAACTCCCAGTACCTGGTATTTACGAATACGACAGCGAGTCCTGTGTACCTTGACTTCACGCTGCCCCCTGTGGCTCAGAATTTTCCGAATCCCATTACACCCGGGCCCGTGCCATCGAAGGCAGGCCTTCTTCAGGCGTGTAAGCTCTTGGGGTTCATTCCAGGAGAAGTGCTCGTGATCCCTGCGTCAGGGTCGGTGACACTCAGCAGGCCTTTCCAGCTTGCATTTCGCGCATCCGTGAACCTTTTCTCATACAAGAATGCCCGGTGGATCCCACAGGACACATCCGTTCCAGTTCCAACCAGTGCAGATATCGCATCTGGGTACAAGGATACATATTTTGATTGCTATTCTTATGAGCACGTACTTAACCAGGTCGTAAACCCGACGTTCAGGCGTCTCATTTTCGACGAATGGGATGACTCTGGGGCTACTGCAGTTCTTAAGAGCGACCAGTGTCTCCAGCGCCAGCTGACCACTGTGTGCAAGACGAACTGCGCCGCAAACACCCAGTGGAATTCGACTACCAGCTACGCAGTGGGTGCTGCTGTCTTTTATATTGGCAGGGCGTATTACTGCCAGAGGGCTAACAGTGGCATCACGCCTTCGTATGGCACGGTAATTCCGGATCCATACTGGTTCGACTGCGGACCTTCAATCTGGAACTCGTGGTCCCCTAACCAGATTTATGCAGTTGGGGATGTTGTTACGTATGTTGCACCTGGGTTTACCCGTCTCCTGTACTATACCTGTACATCCGCAGTTGCTGCGAGCACCACATTCCAGACTGCTAACTTTTCAGCTGGTGCCAACTTCACACGCCTCACTGGTGTTCTTTTGCCCACCGGGGTAAACCCCGCCACGATTGGTACGCTCGCTCCAGTGATCACCTTCAATTCTTCGTCGCAGCTCTTTACCCTGAACCTCGACAGCTATGGATTTGGTGGCAGCGATGCGACGAATGCTTATGATGGCTATAGTATTCTTGACGATAGTCTTTATCCATCCGCCGGAGTCCAAGAGTTCATCTTGAATTCGTCACTGAACGACCAGGCTCGCGACTCATGGGGGCTTACGGGTACGACACTCAACAGCGTTAGCCCCAACTTGCCCGCGTATACCACGTATCGCCACCCGAACTTGATTTACGACGAGAGAATGACGGTTGAATCCGATGACTACTTCAACCAGCTCTTTGGAAACTGGCCTGTGCTCCGCCTTAACTACCTAGACCCAGTGACATCGACGAATACGTCATACGTCAGGTACACCTTGCAGGCGTTTAATGCGGGGTTGAATGTACCAACCCCTCTTCCACTCCTCAATCCGACCGTCGCCACGACTGGCTATCTCCCAATCACGCGTGTAGCTGGAAACCAGCCATATTTGTACACGTTTACGCAGGAGTATCCTTCAGTTGGGACCATGTGGAATCCAGTCGACACGATTGTTATTGTGTCTGGGAAAGTCCCAATCGTCCCAGACCAGACAGTGGCGCCTTTCGTGCTTGGTGATAATGGCCCACCTGTAACTTCCATTGGACAACAGATTGAGTATATAATCGCAGAATTCCTTGTCAAACCTGAAGGATCTGTCCAGTCTGGCCAGCAGTACAGGAATCAGATCGTGTATGAACCCAATACGCCACATCGCGTCGATCTCATTCGGGGTAGCGAGTTCGATAGCTTCGATTTCAAGGTGTATATGCGGATGAAAGCCTCACAGCTTCTTCGCCAGGTAACTCTTTCGAACGGTGGAAGCGTTAATATCCGGTGGCACTTTGAGCTTAAGTAGGGCCACTTTAAATACAAAACTCAAATACCCACCATTTCTTACCCTGTACTTAGTCGACTCACGTAATCACATTGTCAAAGGCAGCTCATAAAGAATCACTCCACTGCAAAATGAGTTCGATCCAGAAGGTCGCCGTGTACGATGCGCGTCTACAGCAGGATGAGCCCGCATATGCGGTGCAGAAGGGTGCGCTTTCCGTTAGCGTCGCCCCGTTTAGCGCGATTTCTGCGAGCAGTGCTCAGATGACCTTTCAGGTCCTTGTGCCGTCCCTCAACGTGTTCGTCGACCGCAAGATGCAGCTGTCCGCGGGTCTTAACTTCACCGCCAATCTGTTTTATGGTGGACAGCGCAGTCAGAGCGTCCTGGCTACTATTTCCGCGACGACGGCGGCGACTGGTACCATGGCGGCTGGCTCGGCGGTGTTGGTTCTCTCTGGCTACCCTACGATCAACGGGGCTGGATCACCCCTCCTCGTTGCGGGTACACAGGTCTTGCACCCGAGCCTGCCGCCGGGTACGACTGTTCTGTACCAGAACGGCACGGTAAACCAGTATGTGCTCAGTAATATCCCGATTGTTGCGATCACTGCGGCGTCTGGTGCGTTTGGGTTTCTCGTGCCGTGGACGTGGGACGTTCCGGATCCCGTCATGGGTGTCCAGCAGGGAGTTACGTACGATGCGCCTTTTGATGGTGCTGTTAATAGCTCGGCGTTCCAGCCGATGGGATACGCCACTGCGGTTTCGCCGAAGGATCTTGCGTACTGCTCCTTCCCACTCCAGACCGCGCTCACGAATATGACGGCGACACTGAACGACTGCACTGTGACGACGAATGGTGACACCCTGAAGGAACAGCTGCTTCTCACGATGACCCCTGAGAACGTGAAGCAGCGAACGACCCCGTCCGGGGTTGACGTCTTTAGCTGGGGTCGCGACGACTCGAATTCCAGTAGCGGTAACTTTTCGTCCTACTCGGTTACGAATTCCCAGGGCGATATTCCCAACGGTGCATATCCGACGACCTGGTTTGCCGACGCCACGACGAATACACCGCTTTCGGGCGTCGGTTCGATCCGACCGACTGCGACGCCCAACTCGCTGGTTTCCACGTATCCGTTCCTGACCCCGGGTCTTTATTCGTTTGCCCTCGGTAATGCCTCGGGGAATACGGTTGCTGGTGGCGGCAGTGGATGTGGATTTTATATCGCACCCACGAACGCGTCGAATGTGACTGGATTTACCCCCCAGAATGTGCTTGTCCCGTTCGTGAACAACCAGCCCGTGTGGACGACTGGATTTCCGGGTGGTGACTTGATCTGCTATGATTCCACCGCAGTGGGCAGCATGGCGTCTGCTTCTGCCAACACCCAGAATGGCTCCCCGGGGTTCTCGATTGTGTCGACCGGGGCTGGCACGATTCTCACTCTGATGAAGGCTGTCCCCCCGTATTGCATGCTCGGGGCGAAGCTTTATTACACGACGACCATCGGCGCTATCACATCTATCACCCCGTATGGCCAGTCAATCGGCACGCCTGGCGCTGCGCCCATCCAGGGCATTGTGGGCAATATCATCGCGGGTGGTCTCGGCACTGCCGGGTCGACGTACAACATCATCTGCCCGGCCATTTTTACTGCCGCGCAGCTCCGCGGTCTTTCTCTCCAGGCGGGCTGCCAGACGCTTATCCCGCTCCCCGTGTTCGGTCAGGTAAATGTCGTGGAGCCGCTTGTCATCTCCCCGATGATCTGGGCTGACAGTGCTGAGTACCAGACCGTCGGTCTCTACGGCATGACGAACATGCAGTTCATTCTCAACTTTGCCCCCCTCGGCACGGTATATGCGGCTCTCAACCCTGCGGTCACTGGGTTCGGTGTTGGTGGTTGGCATTCGACCGCGTCCCTGCCGCAGTGGGTTGATGACCTCACCCGCCCCACTCAGAACACCGGAAATATCCTCCGTTCTTCGAACATCCGCACGGTCTTGAGTGATCTGGCGTTCAGCTCGCAGACGTCTCTGAACGGACCCTGGTCTTCGCCGACCCTTTATGCTGGCTTCCTCACCCCTGGACCCGACGTCACCCTCCCGCTTGTTTCGACTGTGCCGTATAGCGAGTTCCCGCGCTATGTCCAGACTCTGACTGGCTCTTTTGTCGGCCCCCAGACGCTGCGCACACAGACGATCTCCCTGACGTCCATCCCTGATATGGTTATGATCTATATCAAGCCTGCGACGAAGGGACCCAGTCAGCTCGACCAGTACATCCCTATTAGCAACGTCCAGGTTACGTTCGATAACTTTAGCAACCTTTGTTCCGGGTTCCAGCAGTTCAATCTTTACGAGGCTGCAGTTGCTGCTGGTCTCGACATGGATTGGCACCAGTGGCGCGGATATGCGCAGTCCGCACTCGCGTCGACGTCTCGCGTGACCCTTAGCAGCACCGCCCTTACGA